TTGGCAGTCGTAACTTTTAAGGAGATTTGGATGAAAGTTAAAGATTTAATCGAGCAACTTCGTTGTAGGGATGGGGACGCCGAGGTTATTATTAAAGCTTGTTGTGATAATTGTGGGGGGTGGATATATGAACTTATTGGAGCAGAAGTCGAGGATGTTTTCAAAGCAGAAACCCCAGAGGGTTTTTCTCAAAATTATCGATATCCAAAAATAGAGCAGAATGGAGATTGGACTGGTGAAGATGACCTTGATGATGCCATTAGCGCGGTAGTTTTATATTAACTAAGAATACATAAGGATCTTTAAAATGAGCAACGCATTAATCACACTAACAGAAACACTTGGCAAAAACCTTGGCGTGACAATCGACGCAACGTCGATGATGTCGTCATTAAAAGCCACTTGCTTTAAAGTGGCTGACAAATCTTACAAAAACCAAAAAGGCGAATGGGTAACCACTGCGGCCCCAGAGGTAACAGACGAGCAAATGATGCAATTGTTGCTTGTCAGCAATCAATACGGACTCAACCCTTGGACGAAGGAAATTTATGCCTTCCCAAGCAAGGGAGGAGGAATTCAACCGATTGTTGGCGTGGACGGATGGATCAAGATTATTAACAGCCACCCACAATTTAATGGTTTTAGCTTTGAATTTTATGGCGATTTCTCAAGAAATGACAGTGACGCATGGGTAAAGTGCATCATTCACAGAAAGGATCGAACATTCCCGATTGAAGTCGTTGAATACTTTGCAGAATGTGCTGGGACAAGCGAGCCTTGGAAGAAGTTCCCGCGCCGAATGATGCGCCACAAAACACTGATTCAGGCCGCAAGGTTGGCCTTTGGGTTTAGCGGAATCATTGAGTTGGACGAGTATGAGCGAGGAGACTATGAAAAGGACGTTACGCCGATGCAGCCAAGCGCAAGCGCATCAGAATTTAAATTGCCTCTTAAAGACAAGCCAACCCCAGCCACAACCCCAGCCACAAATACAGTGAAGGCAAGCTCCCCAGAACAAATTGAAGAAAGTAAAAGCACAGTTGCTATTGAAGCTGTCGAAACAAATCAAGCAGACTTGGATAAAGCCCGAAACTTTTTAAAAAGAAAGTTAATTGAAATTGGTTACGATTTTAGCGAAATTTGCGAGGAACACAATTTGAGCCACACTGATTTTGACTCTTTGAATACTGCTGAATTGAGGTCGGTTTACGCTTTAGCCAACAAAACAAAACCAAAACCTTTTTGATTTTTTACAGATAATCATGGAAACTTCATTTAACCCAGAGACGCATGAGTACTTTCGCGACGGCAAGCGCGTTTATAGTGTTACGCAAATCATGCAAGCCGTCACTGAACCATACTTTGCGCATATAAACCGCGACGTATTGCACAAAAAGGCAGAACTTGGCAATTATGTGCATGCGCTTTGTGAGCATTACGACTTGGGCGATTTGGGTGACGAATCAGAAATTCACCCCATGGCACTGCCTTATTTTCAGGCCTACAAGCAGTTTTTGGTGGATACAAACTTTCATGTCGTTTATAACGAAAGGCAGTTATTTCACCCCCGACTTGATTATGCTGGAACAATCGACAGAACGGGCTATTTGAACGGCAAAATGGTTTTAATCGACATCAAAACAATTGCAACAATGGCCAAGCACACGGGCATACAGCTTGCTGGCTATCAAGAGTTGCTTATAGGCCAAAAAGAACCCGTGATCGTGAGAAGCTCGATGGCGTTGCAGCTTAAGCCAAACGGGAGTTATAAAATACATGCTTATGACGATCCAATCCACACCAAAGACTTTTTCACTTTACTCGATTTTCACCAACTAAAAACGCGCTATTTGTAAGCTTTATCACCCTTTAAAAGGAATTAAAATGAACAATTCAATTGACATTGTACCAACCCAAAATCTTGATGCGGATTTGCCTCAAACCCCCACGCTAAACGCCATGGATTCAATAGCTTATTTTAGCAAGTTGCCACGAGTTGTTATCCCCAGCGAAATTTCAGACAAAATTTCAAATCTTGAATTTGATTTGGAAGTTTTGCTCGATAACCAACCAATTCAAAACCCAGATGATTCAGATAGTTGCATGAAATTGTTAAAAGAAATAACAGCAGTTTCTGATGACTTAGAAAACACTAGAAAGAGCGTCACCGCCCCGATTTTGGGTTACAAGAAATCAATCGATGACGTTTTTAAGGCTGAAATTGCCACGGCTGACAAGATAAAAGACTTAGCCAAATCACGCCTCGGCGAGTGGCAAAATAAGGTAAAAAAAGAAAACGCGGAAATTGCCAGAAAAAAGGCTGAGGCGGAGGCTGAATTGGCCAAAAAGCAGGCCGAGGAACAGGCTGCAATAGATAAGGCTTATGCCGAACAACAGGCTGCTATTGCTAAAAAGCAGTCCGAGGAAAAAGCGGAGGCCGAGGCAAAAATTGAAAAAGCAAAAGCGGCCGGCGACGCCGAAGCGCAAGCGCAAGCGCAAGAAGAATTAAAAAAAGCCGAGGCTGAGGCGGCAGCAAAAAAACAAATGGCAGCTCGTGAAGCGCAAAAACAACAGCAGCAATTAAGCTTGAGTTGCGCCCAAACGGAAGCGATCGTTCCCGAGTTGATTCAAACACAAAAAGGCATGAAAACCATCGAGACATGGTCGGCTGAAATAGTCGACGAAGACAAGGCAATCGAGGCAATAATTAAAAACATTGCCACAAATCCAATGTTGAAAACTTTACTTAAAATCGACAATGCTAACTTGCAGAAAATGGCCAAATTGATGGAAAAAAACCTGATTTTGGACGGCTTAAAGGTTGACATGAAAGTAACTCACGCATTTTCAAAACGCTAAAAAATAAAGGGGGATTAGAATGACAAATTTAAAAGTAGAAAGAGAATGGATCACAGAGGCTGGTCTTGTTGCAAAAGTTATTGCGTACCCAGACGAAGGTCATCGATGCGGGTATGTCGCAGTACCAATTCACAGCATTCTTTTTGGCGAGGATTACGACCATTGTTGCGCAGATAATGTTTCTCAAATAGAGGTTCATGGGGGAATAAGCTATGCAGGAAAAGATAGTTTCTTGAATACTAACGACAATGAGCTATTTTGGTGGTTTGGTTTTGATTGCGCCCATGGCTACGATGGTTATGATTTTGAAATAATGAGCAATGAGAAAAGAAAGAAAATGGAATCTGGCATTGAAGTCATACCTTGCCGACTTTTTAGAAACTTTAGAGGCTTGGATTTTTGCGAAAAAGAATGTGAAAATTTTGCTTTTGGGCTTGTTGATTTTGAAAGAAAAAAGATTGAGCGTGCCGATTTGGTTGATGCCTTATCTGCCAAGCAACAGAACGCCCCGACATCACCTAGTCATTACAAGCAGGGTGGTATTGAATGTATTGATGCAATTCGCGCAATGACAAGCTCAATGCACGGTGACGGATTTAAAATTGCTTGCTTGAAAGACGTTTTAAAATACGTTTGGCGACATGAACACAAAAGCGGTCTTGAAGATTTAAAAAAAGCACAGGTGTATTTAAAATGGGCTATTGAACAAATGGAGAATAAAAAATGATTAAAGAAAGAAATATAACCCCCAGCAATAAATAACAATTGATTTATAACAAAAAAAACGGCCAATCTAAAAAGGTTGGCCGCAACTTGAAGGGGTGTTTTTTATGTTGGTTGATTTTCAATCTTTAGTGTCAATAGTCGAGGGTATCGATATTGAATTACTTAGTGAGAAAATTTATCTTGAAAAAGGTGAAGTTTCCTACAACGAAAACGAACTTTTGGATATTGAAATCAATAAAATAATTACGGAAAGATATGGTATCAGCATGGATCTTTACAAAGAAATTATTAATAAATCAATTGTCCAAATTCAAAAAGGAGGGCTTATTTATCAAATAAATGGCAATAAATACACGGTAAAAACGCCAACCAACTCCGAAAAAAAACAACTTCAAAAAATGATTTTTAGTTAGAGCTATGAAAAATAAACTAGAAGACCGAGTAGGTGAGTACGGAAACTTAGTCATTACAGTTAATTGCAAAAAAGGAGATTTTTCTGTTTTGATGGCGAATTGTTTGCCAGATTTGCATTTTAACGGCGATAGTCAATGTTTCCCTTTGTTTTTATACGATATTAACCAAGAATTGGACAAAGAATGATAATGCAAGATTTATTTTCTGATGAAGATGGAACTGATAAGCCAGTAAAAAAAGATGGGATAACGGATGCTGGGCTTGCCCATTTTGTTGATTTTTATAAAAATAAAGTTTTTGAAAATACAAATATGTACCGTGAAATAAGCAAAGAAGATTTGTTTTATTACATTTACGGCCTATTACAAAGTGAAGACTACAAAACGCGCTTTGCCGACAATCTGACCAAAGAATTGCCGCGCATACCGAGGGTTAAAAGTTTATATGATTTTTGGAGGTTTAGTTTAGCTGGTCGATATTTAGCGGAGCTTCATGTCGCTTATGAAAACGTTAAAGAGTATGATTTAAAGCAAAATATGACTGGATGTTGCTTAAATAAAAAACAACTTTATCGTGTTGAAAAAATGAAGTTTGGCAAAGCAAATGATCATCAAAAATCTTTGGGTATAAAAAATGATAGAACAACAATCATTTATAACGAATACATAACATTATCAGGAATTCCTATAGAAGCTTACGATTATGTAGTAAATGGAAAATCGGCTATTGAATGGGTTATGGAGCGTCAAAGCGTGACTACTCACAAAGACAGCGGTATTGTTAATGATGCAAATGATTGGGCAAATGAAACGGTAGGAGATCCAAGGTATCCACTTTCTTTGTTGCATAGAATTGTAACGGTAAGCTTAGAAACAATGAAAATTGTTAGAGACTTACCTAATCTTGATTTTTGATTTTAATTATTTTTAAGGGTTAACGATAATGAGAAAACAATGCAAGCGCAAAAAGTACTATGCCGCGCCATCAATCGCGTTTATTCGTGGTCATAAAGAAGTTGGTGATGATCGTGCGCTGACTTTTTGGATAGCAACTGAATACGCGTGGGGTGAAATTAGACTTGGCCAAGACGTTCATGGAGATAATTCCCAGTTCAAACACGTTTCAACGACAATTATGGCCGCATTTTTTTGCTTAAAAGACCCGTTGCTGGCTAAAAATAGAACGCTAGACGGAATGAGGGAAATAACAGAAAGGGCGGCATTGGACATTGCTGAAGCGACAAAAAGGTCGACTGAACGATACGATGCAAACAATGAAGCTCCAGTCAGATTCACATTCAAAAATTTAGAACACGCCTCAATAACCCGTTTTTTTGAGAGTTTTGGATCTGTTCACGCAATGATTCCATATGATGCGTGGCACCTTGGTTGGAATTTGGCGGCATTGGAACTTGATTTTAAAGAGTTAATGAAAAAATAAACAATTGGCACCTAACTTAAAAGGGGATTAAAAATGACATCAGAACAAGCTAACTTGCAGGACAAAAAAGCAGAAGAGTTGCAGTCCATGTACCGAGAATTAATGATTGATTTTGTTGCCAATAAGAAGAAAATTGACCGGGAAAATTTGATTCTTATGCGTTGCTTGGTTGTAATTTTTACGATGTTTTTATTGGTAGTTTTGTGTGGGTGGACGGGTTTTTATAACTAATTTAAAGGGGAGAGTATGATTCAAATTAAGCTACCTTATCCGCCCAGCATCAATCATTATTACAAAAACGGGAGGAACGGCATTAAATACATCGGGGAGCGCGGCCAACAATACCGGCTTGAAGTTTTGGCTATTGTCAAAAATGCTAAAATCAAAAGCTTTGGCGATAGCCCAGTCGCTGTGACCGTTTGGCTACATCAAAAGGACAGGCGCAAGCGCGATATTGACAATTTTCAAAAATGCTTTTTTGACGCTCTAACCCACGCCAGTGTTTGGAATGACGACAGTCAAATATATGAATTGTCAATAAAAAAAGGCAATAACTTTGGCGTATGGGTTGACCGAGACGGAAAAGGTTATTGCGAGGTTTTCATCGAAAAAATGGGGGATTAAACATGAGCATCAAATCAGATAAATGGATACGCAGGCAGGCAATCGAACACGGCATGATAGAACCTTTTGAGCCAAATCAAGTCAAGACAGTAGACGGCCATAAAGTCATCAGTTATGGCACTTCAAGCTATGGTTATGATATTCGTTGTGCCGATGACTTCAAGGTATTCACCAACATCAACAGCACGATAATCGACCCTAAAAACTTTGACGAATCCTCTTTTGTCACCGTATCTGGGAAAGGTTATTGCATCATACCGCCAAACAGTTTCGCGCTTGCCCGTACCGTTGAACGCCTTAAAATACCACGCAGTGTGTTGACTGTTTGCCTTGGTAAATCAACTTATGCGCGGTGCGGAATCATCGTCAATGTAACGCCTTTTGAGCCAGAATTGGAGGGTTATGTCACGCTGGAGTTCTCAAACACAACGCCATTGCCTGCTAAGATTTACGCCAATGAAGGCGTGGCGCAAGTGCTTTTTTTCGAGAGTGACGAAATCTGTGATGTTTCGTATGCCGACCGTGGCGGAAAGTATCAAGGCCAAAGCGGTGTGACTTTGCCTAAGGCATGATTTTATTGCGCTTTTTGTTTTATCTTAAATTATTTACGATTGAATGAAAAAAGTGTTGACAAGTATACTATACTTGTATATAATCCTTTTATTGATTAAGCAGTACTTACACTTTAAGGGGATTTAAAATGAAAAACGCGAAAAAAACAGTTATGACTTTAGCTTGGAAAATCGCTGGTGATATTGCTTTTGGTACTCGCAAAAAATCAGGCAAAGGCGGCAAAGCAGTTGATTATATTTCTGCCGGTCTTAAAAAAGCTTGGGCTTGGTTGAAAGATAAACAAGCAGATCACAAAGAAGTTTCTGACGTAAAAAATGCGTTTTTCAGGCTACCAGCTCCGACAAAAGAAACAGAAAAAGCCGTTGCTTTTGATGTTTGGATGGCAAACTCAGCCCAATCTTTGGTTAAGACAGTATGGTTGCCAAAGTCACAAATTGTTAATGGCCAAGCCAAAGGTTGGATTTTGATGGCTAAAATGAAGGAACTTTTAAGCGCAAATGCCCAATATCGCGCGTGGGTTGAATCTGAATTTTGGGGGGAGTTTGCTTAAAATACGATTGAATGAAAAAAGTGTTGACAAGTATACTATACTTGTATATAATCCTTTTATTGATTAAGCAGTACTTAAATTTTTAAGGGGATTTAAAATGATTACAATTGACAACTTTCACGAAAAAACGCTTGTGACTTGGAAACAAGGTGACTTGTCTTTGCTTAAATTGGTTGACGAATGTATCCGCCGCCAAAACTTGACCCGCAATGAATTTAAAGCAGAATTCGGCACAAAAGAAAAAGAAAAATGGCAAAAATTCCCAATTTCTTTGAACGGCAAAAAATATAATATTGTTTACGTTGGTGAAAATATATACAGAGACTCTTGTTACTTTCAACAAGTTGGCACAAAGTCAGTGATTCGCTTGAGCAACCACTGGAGCGGCCAAGAATGCTTTGAGGTAGCGAGCTGTCTTTGGTTTAAAGATAGCACTCGCCGATTAAAAAATGGGATGTCGGTTGGCGTGGCGCAGTTAAGAAGTTTCAAGGCTTTGACCGACGAGCTAAAATCAAAAGAAATTAAAAAAGAAATTAAAAAGAACCTTGCAAAACGCGCAAAATTGGCGCAAGTTAATCAATTAGAAAGATTATCCGCTTGAAAATAAAGACAAAAATAATAAGCGTTGAAAAAGAAACTTTGAACGCTTATTTAATTCGTATCGATGGTGACGCGCTTGTTGGCCGTTGCGTCCAGCCTTTTTGGCTATCAAAAAACCAATGTCAGATTGTGCGTGGGCGTGGTGAGAATGGTGAGCGGTACGCGCTTATACCAGACTGGATATTGGCCAAAGAGGCTGGTTTTGTTTTTGAAAAAACCGGCAATATTTTTAACAAGACAGAATCAGTTAATCATGAAATTGTGACAAAAGGTGGGCTTTATCCAACCCAAAGCCTAGCCTTGAACAAGGTTCTAAGCCTTGACGGCTCGGTTTTGTACATGGACGCAGGCACGGGCAAGACGCGCGTTTACATTGACGCAATCAACACTTTACACGCGCAACAAGGTTTTAGTAACTGGTTGTTTATTGCCCCAAAAGACTTGTTAAGTCAGATAAAAAAAGAGTTTGAGCGGTATTCTGTCGCGCTTTTTGACGGATCGCAAGGCTTGACTATTAAGTTTATGAATGCCGAAAAATTCAGCCAAAAGAATGAGAAATATTTAAACGAGGCCGTGGACTTTTTGGCGCAAGGCAAGGCTGGAATCGTGGTTGACGAATGTCACGTTTTCAAAAACAAAGGCACAAACATCACGGAAAGCATGCTTATTTTGCGAAAATACGCGAAGAAAAAGATAATCGGATCAGGCAGTGTCATATCAAAATCAGTCCTTGATTTGTACAATCAATTGCGTTTTTTGGGTGAAAAAACGATACCCGACAGCCAAGATTATTTTTGCAACAAATACATAGTATTAGGCAAAGATGATCGCGTTGTTGGCTATCGTGATTTAAAAGGGTTGGCCGCGCTTATTTCGCCGTTTGTTTTTAGATGCACGTTGAAAGAGGTTGCGGTGTTGCCTCATTTAAGCATTAAGCAAGTGACTTACAAGCCCAGCGCAGAAGTGCGTGCAAAGTCGGTTGTTTTGGACGATAAATTGGCCGATATACTAGCCAAAGCTAACATCAATACTTTTGATTTGTATGGCGTTTACGCAGAATATAAGCAGGTTGTTAACAACGACAGCGAGCGCATCAAGGCCACGGTGGATTTAGTCAATCAACTGGACGGGCAGGTTATTGTTGCAAGCCGATTTTTAGCCCCGATCGACTTTGTTGCGACAGGCTTAAAAAAGTCTTTTGTCGTTGTAAATGGCGCAACAAAACAAAAAGATAGGTTGGCCGCAGTCGCCGATTTTGAGGCTGGAAAGTTTGACGTTTTAATCTGCAGCGAAATTTTGAGCACGGGTTTTAACCTTCAATTTTGCCACCAGCTTGTCTTTGCTAATACCGATTTTAATTACAAAAACCGCGAGCAAATGATAGGCCGAATCCAACGAATTGGCCAAAAAAATGAAATGACGGTCTATGATATTTTATCGCTCGATGAATCCGCGATGGATAACAGAATCATGAAAAACTTAAACATTAAGAAAGACTTAATCGAGGGCTTGAACAGTGGATTTAGCGATATTTGATTATACTTTTGAAGACGAACGTTCCCCCGTCAGCGTTTTTATGTCAGCCAAGCGAGAGCATGTATTGCGTGGGCGATTTTGGGACGCTTATATCGACAGCACGAAAGGCCGGGACGATGGTATAACGTTCAACAAAGACTTTGGCATAAATGCAGGAATCAGCAAGTACAACAATGCCCAGTGTGAGTACCTTTACAACCTTTTCAGTGCCAGCGGTGACGTTGTGCTTGACCCATTTGCTGGCGGTAGTGTAAGGGGCGTTGTGGCCGCTTTAAAAGGCCGTGCTTATTTTGGCTTTGATGTACGTTTAGAGCAGTTAGAAGAGAACTCAACTCAATATCAAGCGATAGACGAATCACTCACAATTGGCAAGCTTGAGCCTATTTACTTTCACGAATCAAGCGAGAATATCGGTGATTACATATCGCCCGAATCAATCGACTTCATTCAAACAAGCCCTCCTTATTTTGACGTTGAGGTTTATTCCGAGCAAGCCGACGATTTGAGCAACCTAAAAAGTTACGATGAATTTTTGGTGCGTTACGATAAAATATTTCGCGAGTGTTATAAGGCATTGAAGCTTAATAAGTTTTGCGCGTTTACGGTTGGAAACTTTCGAGATAAGCGTGGAAATATGGTTGACTTTGTGGGTGATACGATACGCACAGCGGAAATGGCAGGATTTCATTTGTACAATGAAATGATACTTGTCACGAATACTTTTGGTAAAACATACCATGCGAACCTCTTTGATAAGTCAAAGAAAATCATCAAAAACCATCAAAATATTTTAATCTTTAGAAAGTGAAAAATGAGAAAAAAACAAATTAAAGCAGAACTTACGTTAACTACGGATGAAAAAGCTTTTTTCCAAGAAACGGCTAAAAAAGAAGGGTTAAGTGTAAGTAATTTTTTAAGAAAAAAACTAGGTATGCCATTGTTGATAAATGGAAATAATTTTATAAACAACAACCCAAGAAAAAAATCTTAAATTATTTTTCGATTAAATTAAAAAAGGATTTGACAAGTACCCGATACATGTATATAATTCATTTTATCGAATCAGCACACGGTTGGTTCAAAACTTTAAGGGGATTTAAGTTAATTATGCGAATTTTAACATTAAGCGAAACATTAGCGACACGAGGGATAACCCTCGAAAGTATCGAACAAATCGCAAAAGTAGAAGCGCAGGAAATTGTGCGCAGTGATACTTTTAAAGAACATCTAGAAAATAAATTAAACGGACTGGGGGTTGCAGAGGTTGAACGCTTTTTAAAAAAACAAGACTTAATTAAACGCGCAAGGTGGTTTTATGAAAATCAATATATAAAATACATAATCGATTGGGCCGAGTCAACTGCGGATATTTGGGCGCAAGCCCGCGAGTTTTCTGGGGAGATTTTCACGGCATACAAAAAACGCAAGCGCGGAGAACCGCTTTGCGTTTTGGAAAAAATGCTAATCGTTTAACCTTTGCTGCCAAACTTTTTTATAAAAACTTTAAGGGGATTTAAAATGAAAGAATTAAAAGTGCCATTGTCTTACTATTACAATTTTTGCGGCCATAGAACTGATTTTAAAATAACTTGCCATCAGGCTCGCCAAGATTTGGTTAACGCTTATGCACTAAATGATGAATTGTCGGATTTAGAGCTTATGTCACAGGCAGAAAAGGCAAGTGGCTATAAAGGTCAGGCTTTTTATAAAGTAATGGATCTTTGCGATCTGACTGACGCAGAATGGGAAATCATCAAAGCCAAAAAAGGGAAAAATTTACCTTTTAACATTGTCGGATCTAAGAAGCTAAACGGCTGGAAAATAGTACCAAGCCATGAGTCTGTAATTGGCGACATAGTAGACCACGTAATTTTTACAATAGATTAATAAATGCGGCCAACCTTGATTAAGAGGTTGGCCTTTTTAACTATCAAGGATTACTTGACTGTTCAATCAAGCTGGCGTGTATGTACTTTTGCCATTAACAACACGCATTTTCAAGTGTTGTCCACGGTAACGTGGATCAAAAGAAATATGCACCCAAGTACCACCGCTTGCGTTCTTCTCATCGATCAGCTGGTCGTACTTGATGCCTGCTTTATTGATTCTTTCGCAGACCTCAGCAACCGTTAAGCCTGATGCGTTAAAATCAACGGCATAGCCGATTGAATGCGCCGATGTTGGCGAACCACCGACTGCTTTGTTTACAGCCGCCGATCGATAAAATGAATTGATTTTTAAAGGCACGTTGCCACAGGCCTCCCTGACTTTTTCAAGCTGGGCGGCTGTTTTTTTGATGTTTTCAAGGTGCGCTGGCGTGGGGGTGTTATCAGCCTTTTGGCTTGTTACGGTCGCCTCTGCCAAAGTAAAGTGCTCAGTCAATTTCATGGTTACTTCTCCTTTTTTACTGGTTGATTAAACTATGGTGGGTCTTTGTTTTTTAACCCTAATTTCTTGTTTATTATCTCAACAAAAAAAGGCCATGTTTTTTTTGGCACATCGCGCACAAAGCACATCAAGCCTTCCCAAAATGCCCCGATCAAAAATGATATGAATTTTACGTAATCGGCCTTTTTGAAAAACATTCGGCCAAACGCAAAAACGCCGTTAACCATTATTTCAATGATATTTAAAGTTGCATCAATTGCAAAAAAAGCAAAAACACCGCCCACAATCGCGTCAATAATCGCATTTCTTGCGTTTTTGTTTTTTAAAAAAAAAGCAGAAATTAAGCCACCGCATACCCCAGCCAAAAAAACTTTTATATCATGATGGATCGGGATCATAAATATTCGTCAGCTTTTACCTTTTTCCAGCGCGAGATCTAAATCAGCAATGGCATCGTCATAAATTGCCTGCGCCGATTCGACCGTTGTCGCGCCTTGAATGCCTTGAACGCCCTTTGCCGCCATGCGCCACGTCCGCAAGGTCTCGATAAAACCTTCTGCCGTTGCGGATTCGCGCAAAATCAATTCAGCCTCTTCTTGGTATGTTAGGCCGTGTGATTCTGCGCCTGTTTTGACTGATAAAGGCGGTTCGCCAGTATATCCAGCCTCCTGCCATGCTTTGGCATCGCTTAAGTTTCGTTGGTACTCTATGGTTAAGTAAACGCTGCTTTTTACCTTTGAATCTCCGACTTCAATCGCTCGTGCGTCTATTTTTGCGCATAAATCGGCTTTAAGATTGGCCAATTCTTGCGCTTTCATTTCAGCCTCAACATCGGCATCAACAACCCACGCCGTGCCATTCCATTCATGAGCTTGGCTTGGGCGTGTTGGCAAGTAAGCTCCATCGACCCAAACAACGTCCTTTAAGTCAGCAACAGGGCTTGTATCATTGCCATTGCGCCGTACTAACTCGATTGACTCGCCGTTTTTGCGCAAGTAAAGGCCTGAGCCTGAATTTTTCGATTGTGTTTCAAAAATAGCATTAAAAGCGTCTTGACTGATTTCGTCATAACCTTCTTTTTCTTCGTAGCTTTTTAAAGGTAAAAACAATTCAAAGCTGTATAAGTATTTCATTTTATTTCCTTTTTAAGAGTAACCGTAAGCGAACCAGTGAAATTGTGCGTTTGTTGCCCTTGTGTTTTCTGGTGTAAATATAATGTAATCAAAATAGCTTGCACTATTATCTCCAAAATCGGAAAATCTTATATTACTACCACCAGTCTCTGAAGTTACTGAACCCGAATTGATAAATGATATTTTTGCAACAAAAACACCGATTAAAACAGTCATTGGCCGTTGAAAAAATACTCTGTTGAAAGCTGTCGTGCTTGCGGAGTTTGTATTTATCCGCCCTGTCTGAAATGTTAAATTTTTACCGAAGGGTCTGTAATTGTTTACTTCGACTGATTGATATTGCGATGCCTCAAATTCCTTATTAAAGGGCGGATAGCTATATCGAGGTTGTACTTCATTGTTACCAATTTTACTTATGAAACAGTCTTGATACGATCCACCAGCAATGCCGAGCAATTGCGCCAATGGCTGTCCGTAACTCGTAGTCATAACCGTTACGCCGTTTTTGTCCTTAAAATTAATGGTTACAGGCGTATTGTATTCCGCGTTTTGAGCGTTCTCCATCGTGAAACAAAATCCGGCCCACTGCGTTTTTGTTTCGTGACTTGACGGGTCTCCGCCGATTGCTGGGGGTAAGTAAGTGTTTGGATTGGCCGCTTTTAAGTTGCGAACCTGCGCCGTTGAACCGCCTGCATCAATGAACAGGTTGCCATTGAATGAGTTTGAGCTTATCGCCTGCCAAAGCTGGCTTGGGTTTGGGCTCGTCCCGTCAATTGGAGTTAGGGTTTGGCCACTGTTTTGAATTGCTGTTGCAATTTCGCCGTACCACGCATTCATGCTTTGGTTGGTTACTTTTTTATTTTCCAAAGGGTCGCCGTCTGGTATATCCAGCGCTGGATTGGCAGGCTCGAAAGGCGTTAAGTTGCCTGAAATTCCGAACTGTTTCATGGTTGTAACTCCTTGATTGATTGATAAAGTGTTGAATCGTAATGATAGACTGCAAGGCTGTTGGCTGGTTTTATTTTGTTGAATACGCACTCAATTAAATAGGGTGGTCTTAAGTATTCGTCAAGGTTGGCCGTCTCGATTTCGTCAATATCCAGCCCGAACTGATTGTCTGAAAAATCAACAAAAACATCAAACGTGAACCTATCGCCATAAAGTCCGCCAAACTCTGTGAAGTCAAGCCAAGCCTCGTCAAATCCTTCGTTGTAAACGTTTGAACTTGAACGTCTAGGCAATATAATAACATCATAGCCTGTTAATTTTAAAACAATTTCTTCAAAACCAGCAACAGTCACAATTGGCGTTTTGCGAAGGTGCAATTTAACCAACTCACGCCGCTCTTCGATTGTTTGTGCGCTTGAAAGCGAGCAAGGCTCGGGCAATCCCACGCTTTCCTCCCAGTCACTGATTAAATCCTCGGTTGTATCAATATCAAGCTCTTTTCTTAAATAAGCCTGATAAGCAAAAACAACCGCTATCATTTCCCCCACGCCAACGCTTAACGCATAATCAGGGGTGTTTGGTACGTTATGAGCCTCCCAATATTTACCGCAAGGCATTGAATTATTGAATATTTTTGAGCAAAAAACGGCTTCATCAAGGCTGGGCGTGTAATCAAAATAATCAACACTTGTATTTAACGTGCCACGCTCCCCCACAGGCTTGCCGTCTAGCAATGGCAAACCCAGCGCATTGTACTCGATAGCTATTCCCATGATACAGCCCCAAATGTTAGCAAGCCGCCGCTACCAGCATCAAAAGCTCCGTTTGTTACGTTGAATTGCGTGGTCTTGTTGCCTTGCGCGTCGCGCGTGTTGGTGATTATGCTTATCTGCTGGTTAACGCTTAAAGGTTCTTCGAACGACAGATAATCCGCAATAAATGCGGCCAATTCGTTTGTAATCGCTGTCCGCATGCCAGCAGTATCTGGCACCAAACCTGTGATCGTGAAGTTGCACGGCGTGAGCGTTGGCGAGAAAACAAAAATATCCTCTTTAATTGTGTGAACTGGCATTTTGCCTTTTTCAACAATCGCGCCACGTGTCGCTAATAGTACGCTTGGATTTGGCAAAGGGTTTGTATCATTGTCACGCATCACATAAACGCAAACTTGTCCCGGCTGGGGCTTGTAACCTGCCACTCCCTCGGTGCCGCCAAACACGCCATCAAGCGGTGAAACAACCCACGAACGAGTATTTCCTTCGACCGATAACGCTGCCAATGCCACTTGTGGGGCGTTAAACACGCCCTCGATTAAGTTACGTGTGGCAATAATCCGCTGTGAATAATCCGCGTCAGATTCCGCGCCTGCTCCGCCGCTCATTCCGTTATAAGTCAAATAGGCTTCATAATCACCGCTTAAAGCCACGCCCCCAGCCACATTCTGCTCGATTCCGCTGTCTTTTGAAAGCGCATCAATCACCGCGTATTGCATGCTTACAGTGCCTGCCAATAATGGCGCAATGGTATTTTTGTCTTCAATTTCAAACTTAAAGCCAAGGCCATCAACCAGCGCAATGACTTTGTGGGTGCCGTTTAAAAGAGGTTCACTTGTCGATACACTCACCGTTGCGTCACGTGCAAGCCAATGCTCCCCGAAAGTTTGGCATGTCACCACACCGTTGGCCGAGCTTATGCTTGTGATTGTCAATGTCACCGATTCGATTGTCGCTGGATTTTTGGTGTAAATAGTAACGTTATCCGCATCAAACTCTTCACCAAGCGGCACGGTCGCGCCTAGGGTGCCAAACACGCTTATCTTCCCGATTGATTGGCTTGCTTGCTTGCGCTCGACGCTATCGAGCTGGCCAAACTTATCGAGTGCCTCGCCTTTGGCCGTTTGGGGGAAAGCGTCGTCTAAAATATCCTGCGCAAGGTACGTGAGAGGGTGGACTGCAACGGCCAAGCTTCTTATTAAGTTTGTGGTGATTGAGCCATACACCGTGCTATCAATGCGCGGCTCTAACTCTTTGATTCTATTAAGCGCAAGGTTCTCAAGGCTTGATATGCGGACCGTTCGTAAAGGCATTTGTTTTATCCCAAGTGTATGTATAATCAAATTCTGAGCCATCGCGGCCAACAAATTGAATATTAATGATTAATCGTCGTTGCTTTTCTGATTTTACATCAATGCGCACGTCTCGACAAATTCGGTCTTCAATCATCCACTTAAGCGATTGATAGCAGTATTGTCGTGCTTTGGCGATTACATCAAGCGTTAATCGTGATTTGTCGAGCAAATAAACAAGACCTCCCAGCTCTCGATTCCTGTCTTCATTCAGCAAGTTTCCAACCCAGCCACCACGGGCGATTGGTGATTTTATCTGCGATTCGTCACGCCGTGCATCGCTAAACAAACTGACTTTGATCGCCTCCTCGAACCCGTCCACCGTGCCTAAATCGCCGTTTTTAACTGTATAAACAAATAGGCCGTTGCTGTCCATTGTCTTTTCTAAATCTTGCATTATGTAGGCCCCCCAGTGTTCCCACCTTCGGGGTTTGAATGTTTGTGATTTGAAAAACCAATTCCGTCAATTGTGGCAGAGCTCGCAGAAATTGTCTCCGATTGTGTTTGGCCAGTTACGGTCAAGTCACCAGTCACGGTCAAGTTACCATTGACCGATACATTGCCCTTGTGTTTCCATTCGCCAAAACTTTGGATTGATCCATCGTTGCGAAAAATCATGTAACACCCAGCGTCAAAGTTACCAAACGCACTCTCACCTTCTGCCAACACAACCTTTTTACTTGTTTCTAAAGGGATTATAGCACTGTTTCCGCTGTTACCAGCCACGGCCAACGATACCGCAAGCGCACCTTTTTTAGGTCGGTATGCCGTACCGACTTGCGCCAAACATTGTGCGGCCACCCCTACTTTGCCGTCACCGCTAACAAGCGTGTTCTGGTCGCCCGATTGTTTGGATTCGTCTATTTTTGCAATGTCAATCATGCTATTCCTTCTCTTGGTATCGTTTATTGTGCACTTTTAAGTGCCTTTTTTTCTTAGTTTTTTGCGGTGGAATATCTTCTATGTCGACAATTGAATAAGCCTCTGGTGGGGCAAATGATAGGCTTGTGGACGTGCCTCCTTCTCGGTCAAAAGTCACATCAAAAGCGCGGATAATCATGCGTCCGCTCACGTTGCGTATCTCATCCTCTACCATACAAACGCCGCCAATCTTAACCATTCCACCATCGCGTGTGTTGAAAAAATTGGTCTCGATTCGGTAATCAAAAGCCTTGGCCTTGCGCATATTGACTTCATCAATCGCCCGTTTTTTAGCAGTCTGAGCTGATACTGTATCCGCCAATTTTATTTCAAGATAACGGGTTGGCCGCGCGTCATCATCATAGAATGAGCCGCTAATATCAACAACATCATCCGTTGATTGTGTTGATACGTCAAACGCGATTGAACCCTTTCCCCGTACTTTAACCTTGCTAAAAATCTGGGTGGTGTCAACATCAAGGCTTGCGTCTAGGATATTGTTTTTGCCATTGCCATTTTTCAAGTAATAAAATGGGCAGTCAAGGTCTAACTCACCAGCTCGCATGATCGTTAAATTGCTTTCCTCATCAGCCACAAGCCACGCTTGATAGGTCGCTGCGTACTTGCTTAATTGATGCAACATCTTTTGCCCGTCGTTGGTTTCTTGCTTGCGCACTGGCTTGTTGCCAACCTTTTCTTTTGTGTTATCGGCAACCTTCAATTCAAGGCCAAGTGCCTTCAAGTATTTTTCGCAGACTGATTTAAGCGATATTTCACCCTTTTGAACCTTGACTGAATCAGGAACGCTTGAATCGACCGCATCACAAAGAAGGTCGCGGCCACTGTATGTAACCTTTGTTCCATCGCGAGAACTCTTGATGCTTATCTTATCAATAACACCAGTAAACGCGATTTTACCGTCAAAAAATATCTTAATGTTATCGCCAGCCAATGCCTGCGGTGAATCGCTTTTATACGTGCCATCAAGGCTAAATTGGCCAACGTTTACATCAATTGAGCGGCTAAAAGTAAGCTTTGTGAATTCAACGTAGGGCTGGTCATTCAGCTGTACTGTAAATTTCATTATAGCACCCGTCGTATTGCTTCAAATTGGCCGTTTATGTTGTACGTTGCGCGTTTGTTTTGGTCACGCAAAACACGACTGAAATCAACCAATTCAAGCTCGTTATTAAGCTTTTCAGCTTCGGTCAAGTAGCTTGCGCTGTGTATGTTTACATCAAGCCGACCAAAGTCCACTGTTTCAATCTTGAAGCGCACGTTTTCGCTTGCCTCTTGCGTGACTAAGCTCGCTTTTCGTGTGCGATTGACTTCATCAAACACGGCATTGTTGGTCAAATACTCGCTAACCTCTTTTGTCTCCAATAAAGGCTGGCCGTTTGCTATAACGGTCTCGCCAATAAACAACTTTTGATAGCTTAACTCAAGCGATTTTTTAGAAGCTATGGCTTCTGAATCAGTATCATAGATTACGCTCGGGAGGGTTTGATAGCCCAGATTAACAAGGCTTGCGCGGTGGTATTCAGCCATCAATTGGCGCGTTCTGTTTCGCTCTATGCGCGTGGCGGTATCGCTTGGCCAATAAGTCGCGTTCGATTGGCTCGACAATTCACCGCTATCAAGCGTTAAATCCGTGCTTAAAGTGGATTCGTAATTGTCAGTTTCGGACGTAATAGTATCCAGCAGTTCTTTTGTTTCGTACCCAACCAAACCAGCACTTAACGAAGTGTAAACCCTGTCCAGCTGGGTGGCCAACTGGTCTTCTTCTAAAATAAAATTTATGTTGCCGGCTACCAAGTCAACGGCATAAAAGAACTCACGCAATGGAGCAGTGGTGGTACGCGCAATGCGTATCATGCTGTTAATCATAGCCTCGACATCGGTCAATACTGCTATTTTTTTAAGCAAGTCGGTGTATTCATTCAACCAAGTCAAATCAAACAAATCTGTCATGCTTTTTTGCGCATTATATCCCGATTGTAAGCACTGGTTCAGTGTATCTACATCTTCGACAAACCCAGCCTCTTTACGTGATTCGTGGAAAGCCACGGTGGCTTCAACGTAATTGATTGTATCATTGGGCGTGTAATTGATTTTACACTCGCCAGCTTTTACCGTGAACTCGCCCAAAATTGGCAGTACCAACAAACCGAAACCTTCGAACTCGCAAGCCCGTATGAATGACTGGCTATCCTCAATTGCGCGTGAGCCAGTCCAAAATATTGTCAGGTTAAAATTACGCGCAAAACCTCCGACATCTTCGGCAAACTGCTCGCTTGTGTTTGGGTACTCTTGAATGGCCAACTTGCGGCCAAACGTAGTCAGTCCTTCATCGTCCTTAACATAAAAATCAATTCCCTTAAAAGAACCGTCTAATAAATCTACTGATTCCATTAACCTCTCCCTTGATCGCCTAATCCAGCCAATGGCGTGGCCGCTGTCGTTTGCACCTTGACTGGCGTTTGAGCTGCTTGCAACATAAAATTAGACGCTTGTAAAATGTTTTTGCTTGCAATATCAATTGTTTGGGCATTTGTTGCTTGTTTGGCCGTGTTTGTTGTTTGAGCCTGCGAAAATGCTAATTTTTGCGCTACGTCGTAAGACATTCCACCAACATTACTGTTTGGCAAAGCTTGCGCAACGACTGGTGCCGTTGTTTTTTGAACGCTCGTGATTTTCGTTTCGACTTCGGTAGAACCTAATTTAAAAATATTCAAAAAGTCGTTGAATCTTGTTGATATTGCATCAATCGCGCCCATAAAATCAAGCATAAACAAATTTACAACGACTTCAACTATACCCTTTATTGCTAGAAAAACAACTTCAAAAACGACCGCAAGTACCTTGATCACACCAGCTATTCCGCCGACAGCAAATTTTAAGACCTCCAACGCACCAGTCGCATTCCCAGCCCCGTCTCCAAACAACGCAAAAACACGGCTAAAATTGCCACCAATCGAATCCCACAAGGGCATAATCCAATCACCAGCAAAGGCCTCATAAAAAGCTCCGCCAATGTCTGAAAGTCCAGCCATTACATAAGCTTTGAGCCTAGAGAATTTACCGTTTGCGGTTTCAGCTTCACCAGCCAAACCTTTCATAGCACGGCCTTCATAGTTTTTTGGGTCGCCCATCAAATTTTTGGCTTTTTCACTCTTTCCGTATTGCGCCGCTATCCTACCTATCACATCGTCATAGTTATTGCCAACAATCGACGAAAATAGCTGGGATACGTCCACGCCCATTTTTGCGCCTTGCTTCATAAACAATTCTTGTCGGCCTTTTGCGTCAAGATTATTCAATTGTTCCTCTGTTAAGCCAGTTTGTTTAACAATGCTATTCAAGCCCATAAGAACCGCGTCAATTTGTTCTGGCTTGCCCATTTTTCTAAACACATCGGCGTTGATTCCCAACGTTCCTAAATCCTCGTTACTTATCTTACTTAATTCTTTTGACAACACCTTAATCATGTTACCAGCCTCGCTAACTTGCACCTGTGCCTCACCAGCTGCTGCAGCAATTGCCAAAATTTGATCTGCATTAAAGCCACTTGTCGACATTAACGCCGCGTTTGTTGCCATAAAATCGACAATGTAAGCTTCGGATAGAATACCCATTTCATCGCCAAGCATACCGATTTTATCCATCGTATCGGCCACTTGCTTATCGGTCATCTTGAAGGTATCTTGCAATGAACTCATTGTTTTGACAATAAGTCCAATGTCAACCTCCCACTCTTTTGTATTCGCCGCCGCTGTTTTAACCATTTTTGCGAGCTGCTCTGCGCTTCTTGAGCTATCTACTTTAGCGAACTGAGTAGCCTGTTCAGTCAATTCTTCGTTTGACATACCTACTTCAATTGAAAGCTTGCGCATTTCTGCTGTGTAAGCTTTGAGCTTGTCGCTCTTTAGCCCAACGCCCAAAGTTTTTGCCAGTTTGTACTGCTCTGTTTCTAAGTCAGCAAACACCTGCACAGATTTCTTAGCCACTAATCCAACGGCAGCAGCACCAGCTGCCCAGCCAAGTCCCGGAATTGAAGGCATCGAACTTTCTGAGATGGTCATATTGTTGCCATTGTTGCCAAATTTTTTCGTGGTAGTGATTCCGTTTAACCCAAAGCTAACGTTTCTAATATCCGCGCTTGCTTTTTTTGCTTTAGCTATGGCCGCATCAATCTCGCTTGTATCCACCGATACTGCGCCGTTTATTTTAAGAGGTGTTTTGGCAAGCTTACTAATTGCACCGCTTGCGCTTTGCGTGTTGGCCGTAACGCTTGCTGTCATTTTTAAGCTGGCCTGTACCTTCTTTGAGAGCTTTTCAATGTCTTTGAGTACAGGCGTAATCTTGTCAATCGCGCTTAGTGTGTAATTTATATTTGTACTCGAACTCATTTTATATCCCTTTTTATTTGATCGTAAGCTGGCATGGGCTTATTGTTACTCAACGCTTTGTTCCTTATTTGATAATATTTCAACGACTTAATTAAATCTTCACCACTCATTTTTTGGGCGTATTCCACTGATACCTGCCCATCGCTAGAAGAGGCCAGAACCAATGCAAGCTCCAGCCTCTCGTCAATCAGTATCAGCTCTTGATAAAAACCACGCTAAATGTTGCCGCGATATTTAATAAATCATTAAAATCAATGCCTTCAAACGCCAAATCGTTTAAATTCTCGCCATCGTATTGAATGATAGGCTTAACCAACTTTCTCAGCTCGATAAAACTTTCGTAAAGCTCAAAAATAAAGTTTTTGTCCGAAAGAGGGTACATAACCATCATTTGCGCAACTTCGGCTGTTACCTTTTCGCCATCGTCTTGTGTAACAACTTCTTTTGTTGTTTCACGTGAGGCAATATCGGCCAACACGCCAGCTTTTTCTGCCATTGCGAATTGTGCTTTGCGGTCGGCGTGTTCAATAAACGATTTGAATTTAACCAGCGCGCTTTTTTGTTGCTTACTGATAGATTCAGGCAACTGCAAAGTCACCGCATCATAAGTCACGCCGTCCAGCTCAAACGGCTTTTTTAGTTCTAAAATATGCATGATTTATCCTTTTAAATGACTTGTATGCCTTCAAATGTAAATTCAGTGGAATTATCATCAGAAACGTTAACCTCTCCATTATCTGTGTTGCCGCAATTTCTAAATGTCAAAGTATCGCGGCCTTCCATTCGAGGCTTGAGTTTAATTGTATGTTCACCGATATTTTCTTTTGCAAGTGCCTCCCTGAATTTTCTGGCGTTATTTACAGAACCTATTCCAACAGGCACTTTAAATTTAATGGTTTGGCGTTGATCGTCAAGTTTGCTGACAAAGTAGGTAATAATTTTACCACCGCCGTGTGCGGTTCTGGCCTCCCCCTTGCCGTAATATTCCGTGTAAGTCACAGAATCAGCACCAGTAATGACTTCATCGCCATTTAAATAAACGTCATATAATTCAATATTTGCCATTTTTAATTATCCTTATTTGTATTGGGTGGTTACGCGCAAGTTAAAGTTAATGATGCCAACGTGGGTCACAATCTCGACTTCTGAATTGATTAAAATCTCGCCTTGTCGAGTGTTCAATACCACGCTTAATCGTTTCTGAAATTGCTCAAGTGCCAACGCGCCAGCAGTCACTAAAGCTAAGTCTCCAAGTTTTTGAAAGACCCTTTCAGCCCAAACTTCAACCAGTGCTTTGTTAACCATCGAACGGCCAATGACAGTGTCACCATTTGTCATGCGTGTTTTGCCGAAGCGCGTCCGTGCCGAAGATTCAAAGTACTCGCGAACAATCGAGCTGGTGCGGATATGCTCAAGCGGCGTCCAAACGTTATTAGGATTTCCTGCTGTATCAGTTTTCCACAATGTCACCCAATCGCCGATGATATTGGTATTGCCAGCAGAATTCACGCCCAATGTTGAGATGTTATTCTCTTTTAATGTACGTTGTTCTTCAAGCGAGAAGTACCATGCTGGGTTGTTTGGCGTGGTGTTATTGATGGGGATATTATGATATGGCAAGCTTGCAAGTGCCGCGCCCCCCGTGTAATCCGCCAATCCTTCAGCCCCACTAATGATGTCAGTCAGGATAGCACCTTCAACCGCTGTGCGATCAATCGCGAACGCGCCAAACGCTACCATGCCGTCTGGGAATTGCGTATCAGCCGCGCCAATCGAGGCATCAAATACGCCATCAATTAAGCGGTGGCCAGTGATAACAACACCCTCAGATTGATAAGTAGCCGTTTCAGAAATCAAAGCGGCCAAGGTACTTGTTTTTGAAGTGTAGCCGATACCGTCCAAAATGTTATTGTAAACATTCAAACGATCGCGCAAGAATGGGATTAAAACGTTTTGCACGCTATCCCCATAGTAATCAGGCCACAACACCGTGGTGTATCTTTGGTCACCAACGATATCAAACAGGCTAACGTTAGGCTGTGTTGGTTTAGTCGTGGTGTCATGCGTTAAAACGGGTGCTAAACCGCCGTCATTGCATTTGATATGGAATGGCGTTGACGCTGTATTGAACCCGTCTAACCAAGTGAATTTTACTGATCCCAATGGTAACAAAGATAATGAGAATGGCTTGTTTTCACGCGATTGAACCGCGTTATAAACCTTTGTTGCTACCTGTAATGGTGTATCGCCAATTGCGTAATCAACCTTTATGCCGAATTGCGCATCATCAAAAATATTAAGCGATAATGTGCCTTTTGTCGTTGCGTTGCCAACAAATTCAAGCGTTGATGTGTCGGTTGATACGGCGTTTTTAACCAACAAAACGTCAAAAGGAAACGCCTTGTTACCGCCAGCAATGGCCTGTTTGATTGTGTGATACAAGCGGCCCACGCCGAACAAGCCAATCAACTCCTCGTCTGTTTTTGATTCAAATGATACGGCTTGGCTCTCCTGTAAAAACTTGGTCGTGCCTGTTCCAAAAATGCCAGCCTTATCGTCTGCTACTGTACCCACAATCAAGCCACGGCGTTGGCCTAGGCTTACTTTGGATAGCTCGGGGATAAGGTTAACACTTACGACTGGTTGTCTGATTGATGCCATTTTTTATTGCCTTTCTTTAATGTGTGTGTTTCGATTACTTCCTCTTTTGTTACCGTTTCCACCTCCTCTAGTAACCCGTTTTTAATCGCCTGCCGATGCTCTTTGTTTATTGCTATGCCATCGCTAAACTCAACAAAAACCGCAAGCCCTTTTCTGTCTAAATACTGTTTAATTTCCATTTTATCCCCCGTCTAATTTAACACTTGCCGTTAAAACATCACTCAAATCACCGTCAAACTCGGTTTTAAACCTCAAATCAATGTTAATTTGCCTTAAAACTTCGTCATCTTGCGCCAGATTATAATATAAACCATTGTCAACTATGTTAATAAAATCAATTGCTTGGTATGAATATTGATGCACATAATTCGCATCGTCGGTTATCGCAACATAACCGCTTGATGTTGGCGTGATTTGCCTGTCGTTTTTAAAGCGCGTATGGCCATATAAGCACTTGTTTAGATTATCATAAGTCTTAGTATAGGCGTCAATTGTTGCCTTTATATGTTTTTCGTCGGCTGGGTCAGCAGGGTAAACAACAAAGAGATCAATATCAGTACTTACGCGCAAATCTTCGCTTTCTTTTCCAGCATTGCGACTGGTCTCGCCTGCATCGTTTTTGTTGTTTGACAACGTCGCACGATCCCCAAAAACAATGTAGCAAGCTTTTTTGTCTTGCGCGGTCTGTGAGTAAAATTCCATCACCGATTCTCGCGCTGGTGCAATATAAACGTTTTGCCCTGTAAGTTGAAGATTTTCTGCCTCGACTGTGCCGTTATACGCATAACCTGGGCCAGCTTCAAAAGTGGCCGTATTGCCTGTTTTTTCAACGCATAACATCCAGCAAGTTTCACTGTTAAGCCCCCACAATTGCACGTCGGCAATGATAGGCGTGGGCGATTTAACTATGATTGAATACTCATCAATCACTTGGCTAAATTCATAATCTATCGTTTCAGCCCCACGCAATCGCACAACCTTATTGTCTTTTTCAAGCTTTGGCATTGTCAGGTTGTGATAATTCTCAAAATCAACTTGATAAAAGCCTGTGGCCACTTCTTGAATTGATGTGATTGGGTTGGTTAAGTACGCGCCTTTTAAGTGATAGTGCCTGTCAATAAATACGTTGGACGCGTCAGCAAGGTTGGCCACAATCAGCGTTTTGCCGCTTGAGTTATCCACAAAACAATCAATTACACTTGTTGATAACTCAAAATCTGCCGTAACAAAAGGAAGATAAATGTTTAATTGGCGCAAAATATCGACTTGGCTAATCATTTAATGGCCTCTTTCGCATAAAGTTTTTCAAGGTTATCCATGCCATTTTCAATTACTGGCTTAATGTGTGGCCGCGCGGCCATTCTTGCCGTGCCAAGCTCCAAAAATCCAGCGTAAAAAGCGGTTTCGCCAAGCTCGATTTGCTTAGTTTTTAATCGATATTTAACAGATTTTGCAAGCGTACCGCTTATTTTCGCAGGCATTTCACCGGGGGCGGATGCTTGATGATCACGGCCTTTTATGCGATAAACTCGCCCACTTCGTTTGCCCGTTGTTAAGCCTGATACAAGGTCTTTTTTCAGGGTTATAGCGTGCTTTTTGTGTACAGCATTGATAAGCCGCGCAACGTTAAAAATAAACGAGTTACTCATGAGTGGCTCCCCAAGTTTGTTGTGTCGCCTTCTTGTTTGCAATAAAAAATAAGCGTGACATCATCATCGTTTAAATTCTCAATGCTTTCAATCGAGTATAGTTTATTTTTAATCGATATCCTGTGCTTTTTCACGTCAAAAACGAAAGATTGGCAGTCACGATACCGCGCATAAATCTTGTGTGTAACGTTGTCGCCTAATGCCAATCCGCTTGAGTTAGTCACTCCTTTTTTTGTTTCGACCGCGCCATAAAAAGCAAACAAATCATTAAGTGTGTTGTATTGGCCAACCACTGCATCGGGGTGGTTAGGCGACATATTACGCCCAACAACCGTGCATCTGTTCTTTAAGTCACTGTAGCAAAGTTGCCAAGTTTTAACTCGCTTAAAAGTACATGCCATAGTCAAACCTTTTCACAAGAAAGCCATCAATCAATAAAGCCGTTTCACTTGGAACTTTTATGCCGTTTGAGGACGTACCACAACTGCAACCGCTGGAGTCACAATCAGCTGGATTTGTGTACATGTAAGCGGCCAAGCTAACAATGGCTTGCTGTAATTCAGCAGGGCAAGCCCAAACGCCTTCAACCTCTTTATAGCCTGCTTTGTATTCAAGCGTTAAAGGGAAGTTTTCATTGATTATAAGGCTATCTGCCAAGTTTATATTACTGTTCTCGCCAATAAAAACCTCGCCATAAGAATCCATAGGTTCTATTTGACAATCGACATTTATGCTTGGTGAGTCAACAAAATTAAGCTTTAATCCCAAGATAGAATCCTTAAAAATCGGCGTTCTTGAAATCGGAAGGATTTTTTCGTGGCACTTTAGTCTAGATTGCTCAGGGCTTGAATAGCTATAAGTGAAATTACGCTCTGCAAGAGTTAATCCAGTCCATCTCTCTATCAAACCTAAAGATATTTGCAACAATGCACCAAACTGCGCATCTGTTTCATTGTCTAAAATCCGCAATATCTCTTTCAGTTTTGGCAGCAAAAAAGCTTTATAATCAATCAAAGTTGCCGATTCATGATCCAATCTTTTCATCTTTTGAGCCTTTTTTTGTGATTTTTTGCTCTATTTCAGGCTCTTGGTAAGCGTCTGCAAATCCAATATAAACCAAATGCAATGCCTCTTGCTTGTTTTCGACATCGATTAAATCGCCTTCTTTGGCTTGGGCTCGCTCTTTATCTTTCATAAAAACAAAATATTTTTTGGCGATTAATTTCATGATAAATCCCCCTTGTTGTACTTTGCATCAAACTCTTTTTTTGTTAAGCATAGGATATCGATCGCGTGGAAAAAGCTAAAAACTGCTGGTAATAAAGTCCAACAAAAAAATACACAAACAAAACCCAAGACCTTATTGCCCAAGTAAAAATTCTGTAGGCCGAGCCATCCACCAAAAAATGCTAATAAAAATGCAAAATGTCTGTCGCGCATCATTAAATCCTTTTTTAAGTCGGGCTAATTTAGCAACAAATTAGCCCGTTTTTCAATTATTTCACTTCGTCTTTGTGGCAAACGAAATTGTAAACAACAGCAGCTGAACATGTAATTTCGTCGTGCTGTGCAGAAGTGTAAATACCAACGTTTAACTGTCCACCAGCTGGAACCACTGTTGTGTTAAAAACGTTAGTTAGCTGGGCAGGAACAATATAACCTGATGCTACGTCATGAATGTTAAAGATTAAGCGTTCGAGAGGAACGATGTTGTTTGTCGATCCTTTGCTCTCAGTAAAAACAATGTTAGACAATGCTGCCGCTCCATCGATCGTCACATAAAAATCACGAGGAACGTCCTTTAACGTTTTTAAATCAAACTTTGTTCCAGCCGCCACTTTGAATGAGCGTAATTCGGTTGAGTAATTTTTCTTGATCATTTTAAGCTCCTTTGATTGCGCGAATCGCTTCTTCGTCAACAACGTGGCCGCCTGCGAACGTTGAAGCCGTAATTTTAGTTAAGCCCTTGTCTGTGTCGAACATATTATCAACCAGTACGCGATAATTGCCATTAATAACAATTGTATAAGCTTTATTCATGTCGCCAAATAAAACTGGCAATGAAGTTGGCGATAGGCCATAGTCTAATTCGCCGATAATAACGATTTTTTTGTCTCCGAGCATCAAGTTAGTCAAGTCAACAAAGTGATTGTCCGCTCCTTTTTCTGTCGCCAAATCAGCCCATGTCTTGTAAGACATGAAATAATTTCCTTTCTCGCGATATTTTTCATAGGTAAACGTTGTTTGCAAATAGATCAAATCTGACAAAGTTACTTTTGTCGGTGCTGGGGTTGGTGTTAATTGACCATTCGAAGGGTATGCTGTATCCAACAAGAATTTTTCTTTTAGCAAGCCTTTTGGTTTAGATAACCCATCACCGCGCAATGTTGCGTATTGAATTTGATAACTAATGTCGTCCAACAAATCACGAGAAATAGTAGATTCATTGATTAATAATTGACCTTGAAGCAACTCCTCAGTAATTACGTTGCTAGCTCCAATCCGCGATAGATTCACGCTAACCGTTTCATAGCTTGCGCTTGTTTCTCCGCCAGTTTGTAACTCGCCTTTAAATTTAGCACCAAGGTTTAAAGTTTTCTTGGCAAGTTTGATGCTTGAGCTGCCACGTGGGATAGTCACAACGTTTGCATATTGCATCATGGGCGAACTGTCTTTGATGTATGACACTATAATGTTACTAACAATATCTTCATTTACCAAAACGCCGCCAAAAGATGCTTGGCTTGCTGTTTGGGCTTTTGTCACAAGCTCTGCAAACTCAACTTGTCCGCGTGATTTTGCAACAACTTTATCAATTACAGATAAAACGTCTTCTGGCTTAACATCACGGCTTGATTTTGTTTCAGCGATGCGTTGCTCTAAAGCTTCAATACGCTCTAAATGAGATTTATTTGCAAGCTCTGCGATTTGCGTTGATTTTGCAAGTTCAATTACATCAGACTTGATTTTTTCATGCATTGTTTTATATTCAGAACTCGTTGTATCGTGCTTTTCATGCAAAGCTTTAAGGTTTTTCTCAATTTCAGTTACTAATTCTGCGCTCATAATAAGCTCCTAATTTAAGTTTAAGTTTAAGTTTGGCATCACGCCATTTAATGCACAGCATCACGCCGTCTATGTGTATTTAGCAAAAATATCAGCAATTGCTTTTACGTTTACTTCAAAATTTTGCGTATCTTTTTTTGCGATCGAAGCGATACGTTTAGATAACTCTTTAGATAAAGGTTGGCCGCTTCTTAAAATTCGCTCAAATTCACGGATATCCAACCCTTCAAAATCATCAACAGTCAATACGTTATCGCTTTTGTAATCAGTCAAAATCGCGCCAGCATTTGCTGGGTTAGCAACAAGTGATACCTCGACAAGCTCGCCCTTTGTAATGCGTCGTATGTTTTTATCGCCTGATTTTTCATTAACAAAGTCTCTAAGATAAAAGCCAACGCTCATTTTCATTTCGATTGAACCTGTTTCTGTATCACGCATCAACCATCTTAACCGCTCAGATAACTTGCCTACTCGGGGATCTTGGATGTCGTCAGGTGGTAACTCACCAGCAACTTTCAAGCCGTAATCGTCCTCCCCGATTATTTTAATCTTGCCGATTTCTGTTTGATGTTCCAAGTAAGCTGGGATTGTTTGTCCTTTTTGCGTTGCAAATGCCCCTTTTTCGACAACGTCATCATAAGTATCAACGATGCCATAAGCAGAAGCATAGCCCTCCCACTTAAAGCCGCCGTCTCCGCCTATGCTTTTAATTTCAAATGATTTTTTGATTATCATGTTTTTAACCTTTTAACCGAAAAATAACAACGTAAAGCCCGTTAGGGTGAGTGTTTGCGTTGAGTTATTGTTGATTTTTATTTCAAAACCTTGGGTGAAAAATAAATCTGTTGTTCCACCAACAACATACGTATCGAAAGCTACCTGTCTGTTGTTGATGTTTGAGTCGTTTATTTTCGTTATCGTATCACGTATCAGCAACGCCCCAGCAACTCCGGGCCTAGTTAATTCTACAAAAAACTCACGCGGTGTACCTGCTGTACCACCAATTGTGCCATTTAACCTGCAAACAACTCTTATGTTCTCATCATAATTTCGCGCAGTTAATGTAAACAAGTCAGTCGCTTCATTCAAAACAAGGCCAATTGTATTGCGCGTGATTGAAGCGTTGGTTAGCAAAGAGACAATGTTAAACGATACGTTGTTATTGACCGTTTGGCTGCCTGTCCATGTGATTACGGCTTGGTCGTGTTTTATTTCGTTCAGCAACTGCGTTTCAAGCTTTGCGCGAACGATTGAACCATCTGCTGGTACAAATGCCGGCCCTTGTATCCCTTGTATACCTTGTGGCCCCTGTGCGCCTGTATCACCCTTCACTAAAACAAAATTAAGATCCAAGTTTGGATACGTTCCAGTCACTGATACGCTTGCGGTCGCTCCTTGCGTCACGTCGCCTATTGAAAAGATAGGGTTTACTGCATCCGCACCATCCGCACCATCCGCACCGTCCACGCCATTCACGCCATTCACGCCATTCACGCCTTGATTGCCACGGGGTATCGTGAAATCCAACACAACGGCGGTTGCCGTGCCGCTATTCGAAACGCTTGCATCCGTACCAGCCTCGCCCGTCGTGGTTGTACCCACGCTTACGGTTGTTGATCCACCCGTGCCGCCCTCAGCAACTTTCTCATTAATCATTGCTAAGATTTGCTCTAAATTTGTCGCGTTTGGGAATTCTTTAAAAATACCATTTGGTATGCTTACGTTCTTTGCATCCATTATTTGCTCCATTTTATATTGTAAACAGTTGAACATCGGCAGTTAGCGGTCTCTTTTAAAGGTGCTCTAATGTCTCTTGGGTGCATCATATCATAACCGCCAATCTCGAAAAATTCTGTCAATCCAACACTTTGGCCATTTGCTTTTTCGTGAGAATTTCGCACCTTTTTGTCTCCAACCGTTCGCCAAGTCTTTTTTGCTGTCTTTAGGCCAACCCCTGCTAGCAAGCCAACTAATCCAAACTTTGCCATCTCGACTGATTGATTTACAGCAGTGTTAGCATACGATTCAGCGCGTCCTTGCCTGCGTGTATCGAGCGTTTTTTGAACGATACGGTCTTTTTCTTCAATTGTCAATTTTTCATCATAGGATTCAATCGCTTGATTTGCAATTTCGTCACGCGATTGAATGAGCCAAGGTATTGATGCGATCGCCCAAGCTTGTGCATCGTTTGAATTGTAGACTTTTTCGCCCAGCTTTGCATCGATTGAGTTGTTTTTCACATAATCCCATCCGTAAAGCCGTGCATCGGCCAATTGTTTAGTTGCTTTGTCAATATCCGCTTGGGATAAAGTCCGTCCGTAATTCAAATCGATTAACTTAATTGCCGGATAGGTTAGAAGTAACGCAAGCAACTCAAGATCAAGCCTATCTTGCTCTTCTTGCTCTGAAGTCATTTATCCTTATCCTTATCCTTACCGGCACTCGGCTCAACCAACCCTAACTCATCAATCGGCACGTAACGCGATTCAACAAGTAAAGCATCCCCTCCATCAATGGCTTCATAGCCTAGTATTGCTCGTTTTTCATTGACCGTGATTGATTTTGACTCATCCAGCACTTTAACAACCTGCGCAGATTGTATCTTGATTGCGTCAATCTCAGACGTATCACACACAATCGTAACTTCATCCTTTGCACGATAGGAGTTAACCCTGCTTATATGTTTGAGTATGTAATTGGCCATAGGCACAACCGTGCCAGTGTAAAAATCTGATGAGCTAGAGGCCATATTGTTATAAGTACTTGCCTCGCTTGATACCAGTGCAATTGGTACGCCACAGCTTAAAAACACCTCTTTCCTGCATAGATCATAAAGCGCATTAAAGTCCATGTCGCGTGGGCTTAGGCCGAACTCTTTAATATCCACAGGCGCGCCCATACCAGAAGTTACCGCAACGCCCCCAAAGTTTTTTCCACGAACCATGCGGTTTATTGCCGCCGCTCGTGCTTCTGTTTCGTCCGCGCTTGCATTGTCTTGATAGCTGAATACCATCGACAGCCGACCCGCGTTTTGAAGCAATGCCCCGTTTCTATTAAGGCCATCGCTTAATATTGAGATTTCTGTTTCAACCTGCTTCAAAATCGGTAATTCTGTCTGTGTTTTAATCAAAACAAGCTCTTTAAGTCCGTCATTGCTCAAATAACGTCCATCTTTGTCGTAATAAGTATCTGAATATTTTTCGTTGATTATCGTGATGTATTCTATTTCATCATAAGCATTCAGCGAAAATGTAGCCTTTTCAGGCTTGATGTAATCTACCTTTGAAGCCTCTGAGTTGGAGTTGCCGACAAACACTAAAAGCGCATAGCCGCCCCAATGCAGATCCTCGCTCACTTTAAACATCAATGCCTCGTAACCTTTTGGCGTTTTAAGCAAGACATCGAGCAATTTATGCTTAATCGCTTCGCCTTCTCCGTTCACCGCTTTTGGCTGCATCGAACTAACCGCGCTTGCTACTTTGTTAACCGCTTGCGTTGGTATTGACATACCCTTGGAATATTTCGCGCGAAAGTTGATTGGCTCTGTTTCGAACGTAAACTCTGCGGATTGTAGCCCACGCTTATTGCCAGTCCTGCCAAAAACCTTATCTACAAATCTTTCAAAAATATTCATTATTTATCCCGTTGCGAAAGCGAAACTCTTTGTATCGGCTTTGTGGATTATAGGCTCAAGCGCGTAACGTATGGCATCGGCCACGTCATCGCTCCCCTTTTGTATCTGATTTGTAACGACCTCTTGCGGTGTGTTTTTGTCGATTACTTTATAGCTGTAACCATTCAGCTCACTAATCATATCATTATACATTTGATTGGTCTCGCAAGCTTTTGTATTTATAACTATTTTATCAAATGATAACAGAAAAGTAACACCCTGCTCGACGCTACCAGCACCTTTTTTAACAGGATTAATCATTGGGTTGTTTCGTTGGAATAGCGAACGGTTAACGTGATCGATAATTTCAGGTCTTGCACAGTCGGCATAACTGACAATTTCTTTAACAAGTGGCACGTGCCTAATAAGCCAAGACGGGGTATCTAAAACAGACACACCAGCACCAATTCCGCACTTGTAAACGTACAGGTCACGGCCTTTAACATAACACTCAACAACCACATTGCGCGATTGGGCGAACCCCCAATCAATACCGATTAAAGGTTGGCCGTAACTTTCATCTACTTCAAAATATCTATAATCAAGATTTTTACCTAAAATTGAACTGTTTGATACTCTTAAAAAACCACCTTCCCAAATCCAATTATACCTGTCTAGGTCGCCTTTTAATGCTCTTTGCCTTTGCTTTTCTAATGACGCTGGAAACCACGGATTATCTCGCCAATTTATTTCTGTTATTAAAGTGTTATCGTCTTTTTCTTTGCAAAACTCTTTCCACGTTGGATCTGTTTCAAAGCGTGGGTTGAATACAACGTACAATCTCGTATTGTTATAACGAGGCGTTGGTCTAATTACATCCCATGAATTTTGGCTTACGTTTTCCGCTTCATCAACTAAAACAACCCTTAGCTTGTTAATCGATTTTATACTTGATATATTTGTTTTTAAACCAGAAAACGTAAACCTTGCGCCTGTAATTTTATTGATGATTTCTGTATTTATCACGTGGAATTCATCTTCCAAATCGTGACATTTGATGCAGGACACAATGGACGCATAGATCGAGTCATTGATTGATTTTTGAATTTCTCGAGCGCATAAAATAATTCCATCGTCCATGTAAGACTCTAGCAATCCGACCAATGCCAACGCTTGCGATTTAGCAGAACCTCGCCCGCCATGCCAAACTATTGTGTCGTATTGGTTTGTGTGCATATTTTTAAAAGATTCAGCAAGCTTAATCGGTATCTGTGGCTTCATTGTCATAATCCTTTGGAGCTACCGCCTCGACAACAATTATTCTTGAATTTATCGATGCTTTTACATCAACATCGTGTTTAGTCGGTGCATCATACCCAAACATTTTATTAAGCAACTCAACGCCCTTAAAAATTTCCATGGGCTTATTATTAGTTTTAGCTGTTTGAAGGCCGAGCATGATTGTTGTAACTGACTGCTCACGAGTCCACAATTGCTTATTTTCAAGCTTACTATTTAGCTCTTGAACCCTACCCTTAACCTCCCCGTGCTTCATTAATTCTGATGCTCTTTTTTGTATTGTTTCATGCTTCATTTTTGCTGCGTTATAAGCCAGTCTATAAGCATCGGCTTGGCTCAATCCATCGGCGATTGCTTGACAAAACGCTTCTTGTTTTGCTGTAAGCGCCATTTTTCACTCCTTATATTTATCTACAACCTGTTGAATTTTATTTAAAAAATCTTTCAAATGTTTTTTATCTAAGCCAAAATTATCAACAATCGTTTTTGTTATTTTTATTTGTGCATCAAGTGCTTTTATTATCTTGTCTTGAATATCTATTTCAAGCTGGAATGGGTCTATTTTTTCTTTTTCAATAATATCATCTGGTAAGTATAAATTTTTACTCAAATTGTAATCATTGCTTTGTATTTCTTTAAGTGTAATATTTTTTGATTTATTTGTTTTATCGCATAAAAAAGTAACGTTATTTGAATTGCGATTCTTACGCATAACAAAAGCAACGGTTGGTATTTTTGTATCTACGAAAGTGTTTCCATCAAAGTAAACAACTTTTTCTATTTTATTGTTTTGTAATAGCCATTGTCTAATTTCTCCCTCACGTCCTAAGCGGTAAGTAACGCCCATTGCATTCAAAACCACGGCCACGCCATCGCTTGATATTTTATCAAGGCAATGCAAAATAAACGCATAATCCGCTCTTGATTTGCTGGGTACAGTTGGACATTCCGTGTAATTTATAAATTTTTCTGGGTCATATTTTACTGAAAAAGGCGGGTTTGCTATTACTAAATCAAAGCTTAACCCTTCAAAATGGTCAAGCTCTAAAGTGTCACCATGTTTAATATTTGAATTTTTTAAGTAGCTACAATCATTAACTGCGTTCTGGTCAATTTCAACGCCGTACTTTTTTACACAATCATTAAATACGCTTAGCAAACCACCACGGCCACAGGTTGGGTCATAAACGCTTATTATATTATTTATTCCAGCCAAATTTTTAAGCTTATTTGCCAATTCTAATGGCGTGTAAAAAACGCCTTTTTCTGCAAATTGCTTTTTAATTGACTTTAGGTCGTATGACATTTTTAAACAATCTTTCTATTTTTACCCTGCTTTTATTTTGTGACATTGTATCGCGTTTTTCAGTACTAAAAACCTCTTGCCATAAGTCAGGATTAGGGTTTTTGTATTCACTTAAATAAACAGTAAATCCTAAGCTTGCAAAGTGGTCAATGTTGGCCTGCATTTTCTCTTGATATTCCTTTGTGCCTGCGTAAGGTGGGTCAAGATAAATCACAGTTTTATCCTTATAATAAATGCTTAAGTCAAACTCAAAAGCGTTTTGATTGAACGTTTCAAGCACGTTTAAGCTTTGCAAGCTTTGCAAGCTTTGCAAGCGTTCCAAGCTTTCCAAGTTTTGCAAGTTTTGCAAGTTTTGCAAGCTTTCCAAGTTTTTCAAGTGTTGCAATTGTTGCAATAGCCTAATTTGAGTTAGTTTACAAGATTTTTCATACTTATTTAAATCGCCCCGTACTTGCAAGCGTCTTTGTTGAATATTATTTGCGGTTGGCATATTTATAATGCAAGGCTCATTTATGCCATGCTTTTTCAGCACATACTCTTGCGCATAATTTTGCATAAAATCACGCGTATCAAGGCCACTCACAACTAAATCATGGTACGCTTTTTTGTAATATTCTACATCTTTACCATATAAATAACACTTCTGATTATTGCCAAAGCTCCAACAGGTTTTAATCAATCCAGCCCTCCAACAATCGCCGTTTTTAATTTCTTGAAATTCGTCACGGCTCACCCATTCATAAAATTCTGGCGTTATTCCATCTACCTGTATTTTTCGCATAAGGTTGGCCACGCCTGCATTTAATTCATTGTAAATCACGCGCTTAAATTGCATTCTGCGTAACGCTTCCTCGCTCATTGCGCCACCGCCTCCAAAGAGGTCAATAAACGTATCTGCTTGTGGGTTGTTAAGCGTTATTTCATTCATTAAATTTTCAGCGATTTTGGCTTTACTGCCCATGTACGGAATCGGCATTTTTATACCTAAAAATTAGTAAGTTACATTTAAAGTATACATTAAACAAAAAGAAAGCCCAAACTTTTTAGGGTCTGGGCTGTCTAAACTTTTTAATTTGGGAATTTAAAAGAGAAATCATGTTAACCTAAAATAAGTTATCTGTCAATAATTTCTTGTTCATACGTAAATATACCATCTTCAAGTTTGAAAAGATCAATTACGTCAACGCCACCGCCTGAGTAAACATCCAATTTTGAAGCATAAAAAACGGCATCTTGCGCTGACATATTGATTTTCAAGTAAGAATTCGCAAATGCTGAACCTGAGCCCATTGCATAATTTTTATTTTCAATTTCGCAAATAATAGCTGTTTTTTTATCTTTTTCTTTGTTGACATGAATGCAACGTAAATCATCAGTAATTGCCATTAACCCAAAATCACTGATTTCAACAAGTTCTGTTTTGTAAGTTAAACCGTTTCCTTCTATGTTTAAAGCGTCTTTAATTTCCGTTTCACATCCTTGGTTTCCGCAAATTGCAAATGCAACTATTTTATAGCCATTTAATCGCCAATTGTCATTTTTTGACGGCATGAACAGTTTTTTTGCATTATTTTCTACGATTGTTGAATTAGAGGTTGCTTGCTTGTCAGAAGCAAGAAACCTACCATCAAAAGCGATTGTTGTCATTGTAATTCCTTTTTTTTATTTATTAACCCATTTTTAATCCCAAGTTATTTTAAGTGCTTTTATTGGGTATGCCAGCTCAAACCCGAGAACATCTTCAAGGCCTACCAATTCAGTTATAAATCCGTGCTTCTTGGCTACCTTTTCAGCGTCAGAATGTGACTTATTTCGACAGGCAAACCAATCTATTTTCCCTAAAAACGTTTCTGGCTCGTAATCGTCATTCATGTCTAAAAAGTAAACTGCGGCGTTTAACGTATGCGTGACATAGTATTTAAGTTCCGATTCTAGGTCGGAGTCAATACGCGCAAGCCTATAATGCGTCCTTATATCGTGCATGTGCCTTACTTGCTCTGCTAAATTCATTTCACTCTCCATTTAATTGCAAAAGTTTTTTATAAGCATCATCAAGACTTTTATATTAAATCTTTAACTTTCATTACAATCCCTCTCTGTTTTTAATAGTATTGAATGTTTTTTTGGGGTTTGAGTTCATAACTAGCCTTGTTTTTTTGTTCAGCGATTTTCTCGTTAAGCTCTTCAAAAAAATCAAAATCGTTAAAAGTGTCGCTCTTCTCTAGCCAATTCAGCGCGGCCTTATAATAACCTCTGTCATAAAGCCAAAGACCATAAGCCTCCATTCCAAGGTGCGAACCTTTTTCAGCAGACATTTTTATAAATTTTTCGGCACGAGTTTTGTTTGGTTTTACGCCATAAAAACCATCAGTATCGTTGTAAATATACCCAATCTGCAGAGGTATTTCTTCTGGAAACTCAAAATAATCTGTTAGCTTCCAAACGCTTTTTCTAATTAGTCGGCGTTGGCGTTTCGTTAACTTGCATCCGCTAAAGTATTTTTTAAAATCAATCATTTAAACCTCCAGTTAAATCCACACAAACCACGTCGCCGTCTTTTGCGATTTTTTCTTGATGCTCTAAATCTGTTAAACCGTTGATTTCTTTTTTAATATAATAGACCACCTTATACCCACGGCCTACCATTCTATCGCCTCGCTCTTGCATTGAAACGAAAGCTTTTGCTTCTGATTTGGTTAAGTTTTTCTTAATAACTCCGTCAGGATAAGTGTCAAAATATTTCTCAACATAATATTTTGTCCCGTCATCTGTTTCTTTTTCACATTCTGTACTTTTTTTAACAACAGGCTTGCTGGGCGGTGTACTTAATATATCCCGATCAGGAATATAATCATAATCTTCCTGCTCTAGTACAAAGTCACACTTTTGGCAAATAAGCTCCACGCTTGTGCATACGGAACACGGGGGGCTTATATTGCAACTACAACTACCATTTTTTCTATAAATACCGCCGCAGTCTTTGTGTATACTGCCTGCTTCTACATACTCTTTTGTTTTAGCCATGATTTTCTCCATTTAAACCCCCACAACCCCCACAATCCACACAACGCACACAATCCCAACAATCCCAACAATCCACACAATTCCAACAACCTTTATTCCCGTTGTCCAAATCTAAGTCAATACCATACCTTTTTGCAAAATATCTGTTTACCCCATTGATAGACTTATCTTCCCTTTTTAAAAAAGATTTGTAATCCTTGAATATTTGTGTTTTAGCCATGAAAAAAGCCCTCTTAAAATAGTAGTCTGGTGATGCAGGGAATGGTTACCCAACAGACTACTAGTTTAAAAAGGCTTATTTTGTCGGGCATCACACCAACAAAACCGATTATACACTAATTTTACTTTCTTGCAAACTATTTTTTTGCTCGGTGAAGCTAAAAAGGAATCGACCTTAAACCTACGGTTTGCTTTGGTTAATTATGCCAAAACTACAACCGCATTGCTGTCGCAAGAGTAATTAAGTCTTGCGAGTAAAGCGTGGCGCACCCATGCTAGCCTCAAAATCTGTGTCGCCACGCTGAAAATCGGTTAACAATCAACATAAACAAAAAATTTGATTAAGTAGAGAGTAAAAGATAATGGCGACGTTTGAATTTTAATCAGTGCATTGCGGTTTGTCAAGCGTGCTACTTAAAAAAAGTCTTTTTTAGTCAAGTTTAATACACGCCTTCTACCTGATTCGGTTTGATTAGCGGTTAATTCAATCTGCTTGTCAACATGAAACAAATCGCCTTGTATTGGGATGGTGCCTATTTCGCTCCCAACAACACCTAAAAGTTTGTTTTTATTGCTAAAGTTGCTGGTGCCTAAGCAAATTATAAAACGCGGTCATAGTTTTTTCTTGTTGTTCTCTTTAATTGCTTCTACAAGTTCATGGCTAACTTTGTTATTTGATTCAATAGCTTTAATGTGTTGGTGTGTAATTATTGAGTGGACAATTAAAGCCACGACTCCAATAAATAACAGTATGTTTTTAAAGTGTTGTAAGTGTTTATTCACTTCTCGCTCTCCAGACGTTTCTTTTTATACATAGCTATCCGTTTTTGACTCTCTAACCAAAGCTCCGCAAACTCCATGCCTTGCTCGGCGGCTTTGGTGTACCAGCGAAAAGCCTCGACATCACTCTGTTCCACTCCTTCGCCGTTCTCATACATATGGCCAAGCCAATATTGCGCATCGGCATGGCCTTGTTCCGCCGCTTTTTTTATCCAGCGCACGGCTTCGGTCTCGTTTGCCTTAACCCCTATTTCCCCGTATTTGTATATTTTGTATAGCGCATATTGTGCAGGCGCATAATCTTGTTCGGCTGATTTATGGTACCAATTCAATGATTCTGCAGGGTTGCTAGGTTCTGGATTAGTGTAAGAAATACTTCCCGGTCCCAGCATATACCCCATCATAAATTGCGCGTCGGGGTGTCCTTTTTCGGCAGCCACTTTATACCACTTTTCAGCCTCGTCACGTAGCTCGCCATCGTGTTCTCCGTGAGCATAACAATCTCCAAGCGTTACTGCCGCCAGTATATGCCCTTGTTCGGCAGCTTTTTTTAGCCATTCCTCCGCGTCAGCCATACATCCATCGTCTATTTCTTCGTTGTAGTGCATCTTACCCAAGGTATATTGGGCTTCAACATCACCATTTTTTGCCAGTTTTTTAATTTGTTTTAAATTAATCATTTTTTACCCCTTTTTTTAATGTAATGTCTTGAATAAGTTTGGCAATTGTTGCTTAAGTTTGGCAAGGTTTTCAGCTTGTTTTTCTTTTGAAATTGGCATAATTGATTCTGATTCAATCAATGCGGCTGGTATTTCAGCACACCCGTAATCCATCATTTTAAAGATTGTTTCGCGCAACACTTCGCACTGTTTTTTTCTGTCCTTTTCGTTGGACAGAAAAGGCTTTTTTTTCAAAAACGCGCGGTAAAAATACTTGTTATTCAAAGTTTCTAGCTTGCCTTTCGCGTCTAAATCGAAAGCGTTTTCTATGCGCTCAGCCAGTATAAAGTCGTCAAGATCCAAGCCAACAATCTCAACCTCATCAACTGATGGCATAAACTTGCCAAATCTGTGGCGCATGGCACGTTCTAAACCTTTGTCGCCAACTTGATGCAAGCACGCTTCCCAAATTTCTAACAATGGCTCTGTTACTAGCGATAAGTCTTTGTTATGTTTGGTAAATAATACAGTTACAAGGTGTTTTATTTTGTCACGTCTAGTCATTTTTGTTTCCCCCTAAATTTTGTTAACCATATCGCGCCGTTACTCGATATGCTCTATTTTCGATTTTAACGCCGTTTTTAGGCTTTATTTTTTTTATAGTATGTAAATGGGTTATCACTATCAAAATCATCAAAAACTGGCAAGCCTAGGCCATTCTTTGGCGGTGTTACATCCAATTCTGCCCTTGCACTTTCACTTTTAGACAATCTAGCCATGCACTCCTCGATTGTTTCTTTTCTTTTGTATTCTGTTTTAACTCCCCCTGTTTGGTTTTTCAAATACCAGTCCGCCTCAAATCCACGCCACTCTTTTTTGACCCACCACGCAAAAGCGTCTTTTTGTGCAAGATAAACGCCTGATTCATTTATCTTTTTCACCTCATTGGAAAAATTATTAAAAATTCTGTCGCTGATTTTCCAGCCTTCCCTTTTTCGAATGTCGATAAAATCATTGGCCAAGTCTTCTGTCACCCCAAACCTCTCGACAATCCTTGATGTCCAATCCCAATCGACTGTTTTGCGTTTTTTGATAGGTGGTGCGTCAAACGCTTGCGATTGCGCTTCTTTTGTTTTTGAACTTTGGTTTATGGTTATTGGTTTATGGTTTATGGTTAATGGTTCTTGGTTGCCTTTCGTTTGGGTTTCGTTTGGGTTAGCCAAATTAACCCACTGGGTTTTTTCTGGGTTTTCCTGTTTTTCACAACCATTTGTTTCTGTTGTAATTTGTTCTTTTTTTGGCCTCCCTCCCTTTTTGCCGTTAGCCCTATTTTTTTCAGATTGCGCGTGGTAATTCATTATGTCTTCATCGCACCTAGCTTGATGATAGCCGTCATTTTCAAGCCTGAAAAAGTCATTTAACACATTATTTAAAGCCAAAATATCCGAATCAGAACCCAACCTTAACCGACGAATAACCCACTGGGTTTCTTTGGGTATTGGTTTTTCTTCGAGATAATAAAGGTCTAAAAGCTGTCTATAAATGCCATGCTCAAGCGTTGTTAAGTGGCTTGTATCCTTTTTATAGTCAGCGATATTGAATTGGTAATAGTGCATAGATAATTACCTTATTTATCTTTTTAAAATCTCACTACTCCAGTCATCAACATAACGCTGAAGAGCAATAACCGTTTTAACCTTAGCACCGCCGCCGTTGTCTTTTGTGAAATGTAAAATTTCAGCCCTGCTTAAACCAGTCTCTTGCATAATTTTAACAACGTTCAACGTTGAAACAATTTTACTTAGCGCGGCGATTGATTCACTTATTTTTTCATGCGAAATCGTTAAATCATTCATTTATTAAAACCTTTCTTTTTTATTAATAGAAAGTCTATTTTACATTAAAAACGGGTTGGCCGTAAAGTTTTTTTCACACGCATATGGTTTTTTTAATAAAAAATAGGTTGGCCGTAAAAAAAAGTTGACAAACTCACAAAAAACCGTATAATTGCCCTTATCGACTGATTGGCAGTCGTAACTTTTAAGGAGATTTGGATGAAAGTTAAAGATTTAATCGAGCAACTTCGTTGTAGGGATGGGGACGCCGAGGTTATTATTAAAGCTTGTTGTGATAATTGTGGGGGGTGG